GTGCCTCCGGAGGACAAATCTTTACCGAGAAGCAGTTAGCCCTTAACAGGGACATGAAGTTCGTCAAGTGGTTCGCAAAGGACGCATACGGGCGATGCCAAATCGATGTCCTCGCCCTGAAAGGGAAAAATTGTTTTGTCGGCGACTGGAAAAGCGGCAACATCCGGGAAAACAGCCTGCAACTGAAGATCAATGCCTGTTTTGTCTCCTTGCTCCATCCAGAACTTGAGCAGTTCAACCTACGGTACATCTGGCTGAAACACGACGCGGCGACGGGCGAGGTCTTCAAGAAGGAACAGATTCCTTCTTTGTGGGAGGAGATATTTTCGTGGGTCCGGAGGATGGAGGACGCCTGGGAGCGCGAAGCGTTCGCACCTAAGCCCTCTGGGTTATGCAGAGCATACTGCTCTGCGACAGCGTGCCCGCATTGCGGGAAAGGAGGGAGGAGGTGAACGAACGTATTTGGGGAGGGCTGAGATGAATGACGAGAGGCTAAAAAAATCAATCCTGGCTACAGCGAAAATAGCTGAGGTGGAAAATCCTGCAGTTGCAGACACACTGACGGCACTTTGTACTGCGCTAGAGTTAGGGGCGGAAGGGGTTTTTCACAGCTTTGCATTGCGTTTCTCTGAGCGGGTAGCTGTAGCTATGAACGAGATGGATGCGGAGGAAGGTGTATCGCTAAACTAAAGAGGAGGTTCACTATGTTTTTCGATCTTTTTGTGAAGAAGACGAGAGTGGTGGAGGCTCTAAGAGAGCACTACACTCTGGCAGGGATGTTTACACATATTTCTGGTGTGGGTACTACATCGGCTATGTTACACATGATAAAGACGGACGTGTTAGTTCTGGCACCGAAAGGTATGCACACAGGTCTGCAGGAATACCGCCCGGACGTTACCCTGATGTCGCCGAAAATGTGGGCCGAGCACCCAACGGTGCACAGTACTATTCTGTATCTCTACGCTATGCAGGAGAATGGACAAGTGCTCAGTGCATTACTGAGAAGGAAGGAGAACTCAAAATGAACCAAGACCAACTAGATCGTGCCCAAGAGCACTACGACGCACAAGTACCTGAGATTGACGAACCGAACGACGAGGAGTTTTCGGACGACGATTACCTTTGGGAGATCGACTACGAGGAGGATTACGAATGACTACTGAGATCATGCTCGATCTTGAGACCATGGGCACCGGCCCAGACGCCGCGATCATTGCCATCGCAGCGGTCGAGTTTGACCGAGAAACAGGTAAACTTGGCCGAGAGTTCTACGAAGTAGTAGACCTCGCCTCGGCGATGGCTGCCGGCAGCACGGTCGAGGCATCGACCATCCTCTGGTGGATGCAGCAGAGTGACGAAGCTCGGGGTGAGTTTAGGAGGGCGGGGATCGAGATACGAGAGGCGTTGATACGGTTCGCTGTATGGCTCTCTGAGCCCGGCAAAACCTTGGATTTTTTAGGCAACATATGGGGCAACGGCTCCGACTTCGACAACGTGATCCTGCGTTCCGCGTACACGCGGCTCGGCCTGCGGGCACCTTGGTCGCATAAACAGAATAGGTGCTTTCGCACTGTTCGGAATTTATTTCCGCCGGTCGAGATAGCCGTCGAAGACGGGGTAAAGCATAACGCTTTGGCTGACGCCAAGTATCAGGCGAGGTATCTCTGCGAGATATTGAGGAGGAAGCAATGACCATAATCCCAATGCCGAGAGGCATAAAAATCTACAACGCCAGTACAGAACCCTGCGACACAGCGGTGGGACCTTGCTGCTGTGGAGCCTGGCATGACCTAAGTGATATGCCTGAAGAAGTGCGAAAAGCACTTGCTTGTGCCGCCTGCGGCCGGCCGGCCGCGCCGGACGACGGCCTCTGCACCGAGTGCGCGGAGAAACTTGACAAGCTGGCTTGTTCATTCGAGGGGAGGGAAGGATGAGAAATTCATTATATTGGGACGACTTCACCAGGAGGGCGGAAGAGACAATTGCTCATGTAAAGGCAGGTACTGCGCCACCTGTCCGACGAGCCGCGGTCTTCGTTACGGATCGTTGCAACTTTAAGTGTGCGTATTGTAATCACTGTGTTACCGGCAGTACAATGTCGCAGGAGATGTTCGAGCACATACTTGCTAAGTACGGAGATTCTGCTATAATTCACATCACAGGCGGCGAGCCCTCAGTAGTGCCTTGGCTGTACCCATTCCTGCGAGAACAAGGGCACAGGTATCGTTTTCACTTGAACACAAATGCGTTTATCGAACCCCCTGCTGAGTTCGTGCAACGGCTGAAGATATCGCTTGACTCAAAAGATGCCAAGTACTGGAACTGCTTAGTGGGGCGGGATAACGCCTTCGCCACTGTCCTCATGAATCTCAAAAGGGCTTCTGATAAGACTGTAACTTCAGTTACCTACACAATCACGAAGGAAAATTACAACAACGCTATCGCCTTTGCTGAGTTTATTTTCGCCGAAGTTCCTAGCTTGTACGCCGTTTTCTTTTCCGTCTACAAGGGTACTGATGTAAGATACGCAATGCGGCAAAATGATGTAGATGCGTTCTTCGGCGAAGCGCTCCCATGTCTGTACGAAGTTCTTCCTGCTGAGTCAGCGGCGTTACTACGAGAGACGGTAGACGAGAAGCGGCGGCTTGTGCAAGGCGTGAGATTCGAGCAGATGGCTGGTCCGTGCTACCTGTCGATGTCTGAGCGAGTGTTTTCTCCGAGTGGGGGCGAGTTCACATGCTCTCATTTGTACCGCGACAAGATCTATATGACTGAGCCAATAAAATGCGACAGGTGCAAGTATGGATGTAACCAGAGATTGGTGCAGTTCAACGATCTCGTTGCCGAGAGGGTGTGAGAATGAAAAACCAAAAACTCCAAGAGTACCAAGAAATGGTGACTGACTGCGAGGACCGAGAGTCTCTGCTCTCCGAGTGGGAGACGACCTTTATCGAGTCGGTCGGAGAGCAGATCGCGGAGAAAGAGTTCATAACAATAAAGCAGGTCGCGATTCTTGAGCGGATCTGGGATAAAGTTACGGAGGCGGGATGAGCACACCAGAGGGAGAGATTAAAAAAATCACGAAGACCCTGCTCACCAAGTACAAAATCTATAACGCCAAGGACGCGGGGTCCGGGCCGAACGGGCGAGGTCTTCCACTCGATGCAAAAGGGTGGTATTGGATGCCCATCAAAGGTGCTTCGTTCGGAGTACGGGGTATCCCAGATTTTGAGGGGCACCATCAAGGCAAGTACTTCGGGGTCGAGACAAAGAGGAAAACAAAGAAGGCTGAAGGCTTCCAGGCCCTTCAGGTGGACGCTATTCGCTGTTCCGGGGGCGCGGTCTTCGTCGTAGACGGAAGTGAAACTCTGAGCCTCTTCGAGGCTTGGTTGAAGGAGAACAAATGAAACTGAAATACGACCACCTGTTAACACCAGATTTAATCTGGAACATTGAGCAGAACAAGCCAAGCCTTGTGGTCAAGGACCTCCAAGAGTTCGGAGTGCCCGCTGAAGTAACGCACGGCGTCCTTCTCGCCAGAGGCGTGTATAAGTGGCTTGCCGTTCGGCGGAAGCTTATCAAGCTGAAGAACGTTTGGAAGGATCGTATCCGCGAGACCCTTGTGGGCATGGCTTCCGCTAAAGCGGAGAAGAAGCAATACCAAGTAACGTACCTTCGAGGTTATCTTCGTGCTTATGAAGAGTGCCGGGGCGAGGTTCGAGCGTTATGCCATTCTCCAAGATGGCAGGCTCCGGACTTTGACAAGGGCGCGAGGAAGTTTTTGGAGGATAAGTGTCCGACGTTCGAGTAATAAAAAATCACCTAGTCTTCCGTTCCGGGAGCGTCGGACAGCTCCGATCAGTGTTCCCCCTCCTCAAGGAGGCCGTCATTGACGGAGGCCGCTACGTGGCCGTGCCGCACACCCTTGAAAGTGCGAAGATCCTGAATAACCTGGGAGTCGGTGCTCCGAGTCCGATACGGACGAGATACGATTGGCCGGGTCGCTTCTCGCCGAAGGCCCACCAAGTGCATACTGCGGAGTTTTTGACTCTCAACGCTCGGGCGTTTTGTTTGAACGATATGGGCGCCATGAAAACGATAAGCTCGTTGTGGGCCGCCGATTTTCTTCAGAAAATCAAAGTAGTTAAACGCGTTCTGGTGGTAGCGCCGCTCTCCACCTTGGCGCCTACGTGGGGCAATGAGATTTTTCAGAACTTCCCGCTCAAGACTTACGCAATACTGCACGCTGATCGGAAGAAACGACTCGAACTCCTTGCCAAGCCGCACGACATTTACCTCGTGAATCACGACGGCCTGGAGATTATCGCCGACGCGCTGATGAAGCGGCCAGATATAGGCTTGATAATACTCGATGAATGTGCTTTGTATCGCAATCAGCGGAGCCTCCGTTGGAAGATTGCGAACGCGATAATCAACAAAAGTGGTATCCCCCGAATCGTGTGGGGAATGACTGGGGCACCTACTCCGAACGAGCCGACCGATGCCTATGGGCAGGTAAAGCTGATAAAGCCCGAGAATTACAAAGGCCACTTCACCGCGTTCAAGCATGAGACCATGCTGCAGATTTCTCAGTTTAAGTGGGTGCCAAAGAGAGGCTCTGAAGAGACAGTTAACCGAGTGCTACAGCCGTCCATCCGCTACGCCCTCAAGGACTGCGTCGATCTGCCCGAGTCAATTCACACATTCCACCAGGTCCAGCTCTCAGCCGAGCAGCAAAAGCATTACAAAGAGTTACTCCGAAGCGCAGCGACCGAGATCAAGGGAACGATGGTGACGGCAGTAAACGCTGCTGTTCTTATCGGGAAAATAATTCAGGCATCTCTTGGCGTTCTGTACGGCGCGAACGGCGACATAGTCAAAGTCGACTTCAGCCCGAGGATCTCGGTAATCAAGGAACTGATCGAAGGCTGCCGGCAGAAGGTAATTATCTTCGTGCCACTGACTGGGGCGCTAAACGCTGTAGCGACCGAGCTTCGCAAGAAGTGGTCAGTAGCTATCGTAGATGGCAGTACCACAATGACACAGCGGAACAAAATCTTCAGGGAGTTTCGGTCGATCAAAGACCCGCATATCCTTGTGGCGAACGCCGGAGCCATGAGCCACGGCTTGACACTTACCGAAGCTTCGCTTATCATCTGGTACGCTCCGGTGACAAGCCACGATACATATATGCAGGCAAACGCCAGGATTGTGCGGCCAGGGCAGAAGTTCCCAACCCAGATAGCCCATGTGTTCGCTACACCAGAGGAGAAGAGGATCTACGCAGTGTTGAAGGAGAAGGGTCGGATGCAGGACATCGTGCTGGACTTGGCGAGAGGTGCGAAATGAGGCTACGCTCCGCCTTCAGCGGGCGGGCGGTATCAGGATATTGTCTTAGAACTTTCCAAGGAAAGGAGTTGATGAGGGGATGAAAATAGGCATCCACGACGCGGACAAGACAAAGTTCCCTAATCTCGCCTTGATGAAGTTGAGCGCCGCGTACAAGCAGGCTGGGCACGAGGTTGAGTTCTTTGCTCCAGGTAAACAATACGACAAAGTAGTGTCCAGCAAAGTGTTCACGTTTACAGAGAAAGATCCCGAACTGCCGGCGACAACAATTCTCGGGGGTGTAGGCTACGACGTTGCGAAGAAGCTCCCGGAATCAGTAGAACACCTGATGCCTGATTACACCCTATACAGGTGCGATAAAAGCTACGGGTTCCTTACCAGGGGGTGCCTACGAAGCTGCCCTTGGTGCTTCGTTCCAAGGAAGGAGGGCGGCATCCGCCCGCATGCAGACATCGAGGAATTTCTTGCACACGACTCAGTCGTCCTTATGGACAACAACGTCCTCGCATGTGGCCACGGCATAGCCCAGATCGAAAAGCTCGGAAGGCTCGGCGTGAAGGTAGATTTCAACCAAGGGATGGACGCTCGTCTAATTGATGACTCGATAGCGAAGCGTCTGAAGAAGGTTAAGTGGTTGTACCCAGTTCGTCTTGCGTGTGACTCCGCTTCGCAGATGCCGTCAATTCAGAAAGCGGTTACACTTCTCCGGTGGCATGGGGTTACACCAAGCAAATACTTTGTCTATGTACTGGTCAAAGATGTGGATGATGCACTTGAGCGTGTGAAGTTCTTGCGAGGCATGTGGGTAGATCCGTTCTGCCAGCCGTATATAGACTTTGATGGTACTCCTCCAACACTTCTCCAAAGACAGCTTGCCAGGTGGGTCAACACGAAGCAGGCGTTTACCAGTATGTCGTTCGAAGAGTATGTTGCTTGGCGAGGGGAGCGAGTGTAAAGTAACTAGCCTTACAAAAAACCCCTTGACTATCTCTGTCAATCGGGTTACAATTAAGAAAATGAGGAACAAACAATTTTCTTACTCCGCACCCGGCGAAAGCGTTGTGCGGTGATCTTGCCTCTCGGGAGGGCGAGGTCGGAGCCGGGTGCGGAGTACGAGGAGCCAAAATGAAAAAAGCACTTATGGATGCAATAACCGAAGCAGTCAAGCCGCCGTTCAGGATCTTCGATCATCTGAACGAGGAGCATCTCCCGGTACCCGGCACCAAGATCCGGTGGAAGGACGAAGCCTTCGACTGTGTCCGTAACGCCGAGATCGTCGAGAAGCATGAGAACGGTTGGGCGTACTGGGTAACTGAGGGGCGAGGCAAGTTCCTCATAAACGAGTGCCATGTGGTGGCAGTTGAGGAGGATACCGATATGGGAAGTAATAGGAGGGAGAACGCTCCGAGAGCAGAGCCGGCGAAGAAAGCCGTCACGGCGGACGCAGTAATCGCCGCGTATATCAAGACCCGCGATGCGATCGATGAAGAAAAAAGAATTTACGAAGAAAAGGTCGAGAAACTGAAGGCCGTCCAAGCCAAGCGTGAACAGTGGTTGACTTCCGAGCTGGATAAGTTAAAACTTACCAGTTTCAAGAAAACTGGGGTGGGCATTGCCTTTTTCAAGACGCGAACATCGGCGACGATGGCCGATGCAACGGAATTTGTCAAGTGGGTCAAGGAGGATTGGGATGGGAGGAACCACTTCCTTGAGAAACGGGTGTCGAAGACCGCAGTGGATGAGGCCGTCAAAGATGGGGAGACGCCGCCTCCAGGGACTAACTATTCCTCTACGAGGGTAGTGCAAATTAACAGGGGGTAACGATGGAAGAGCTTCTAGAAAAGATTTACAAAGCGTATGACGACTTCAATGTAAACTCGACCAAGAGATCAGAGGATGGAAACAAAGCCGCAGGCGCCAGATCGCGGAAGGCAAGCTTGGAGCTGACCAAACTGTTCAAAGAATGGCGGAAGATTTCCGTCGGAAAATAAAGGAGAAAAACAAATGAGTAATGATTTAATGATTCCCGACAAGTCGTCGGTCCCGAGTTTCCTTGTCGATGCTGTAGCCGCAGCGCAGAATTACGCCGATGCTTCCGCAGGAATAAGCGGAGGTTTCCCGGCCAAGGTCAAACTGTCCGGCAAGCAGTTCACCCTTGTCGACGAGGGTGGCGAGGAGAAGCCGTACCCACCTGCAGCACTGGTTGCCGATGCGGAAGGCAATGTGTACCTGCCGGCGATAATGCTGGCAGCCAAAGGCCCGCTGTCCAAAGGATGGTATCTCGAAAAATACAATCCGAACGCTCCAAAGTCCGAGCGGAAAGCCCCTGATTGTTTCAGTTTGGATGGGCTAAAGCCCGCTGCTGCATCTACAGCGCCCCAATGCGAAACATGTGCAGCATGTCCGCATAATCAGTACGGGTCAGGTACTGATCAGAACGGCGCCCCTACGGACGGCAAAGCCTGCAATGACAAAAAGGTACTGGCGATATACATCCCCAAATACGGCATCTATAAGTTCGAAATTCCTGGAGGGTCGCTGAAGAATTGGCGGAAGTTCACGGATCAGGTGAAGTTCAACCTGCCGGATGTGCCGTTCTATTCGTTCAAGACTCTCATCGGTTTCGACCTGTCTACCACCAAGTCAATTCTCGTTTTCAGATTCGGTGGGTATGTGGGGGATGGCAAGTCAGCGGAGCAGCAGAAGCAACTTGTTGCCAAGGTTAAGGAGATGTCGCAGGAACAGGTTGTACTGGACATCATCAGGGATGTTCAGAGCGGGGCGGTGTTGCCCGCGCTTCCCGCGCCTCCTCCGCCTGCTAAGCAGGCTGCCCCCCCTGTCGTCGAAGACGACGATCTGGGACTGGGAGTCAGCGAAGCTGACAAGGCTGCCGCCGAGGCTGAGGCGAAAGCCAAGGCCGACGCCGCAAAGAAGAAGGCCGCAGCCACGAAGAAGGCAAAAGCCGAAGCAGAGGCGAAAGCCAAGGCTGAAGCCGAAGCTCTTGCTGCCCAAGCAGCGAAGCCCGAAGTCTTCGACTCCTCTGAGGTATCGGATGAGGACCTCATCAATGAGTTGGGACTGGACGATCTTTAACATCAAGGAGAAAACATGCTGACGGAACTGGAAAAGACAGACATCAAACTAAACCACCAGAGGATCAAATTACAATGCCTGGAGGTGGTGCTTCGGTTAGTGAGCGCGTCAGTGGTGGGCGGGAGCCACACCGCCGAAACTATTATGGCAGACGCCGAGAAGTACTTCGAGTGGGTATCCAAAGAAGCGTAACTTAAGTATACCTCCGCCCTGTAAAAGGGGCGGAGTGAGGAGGGACCAATGATACCATCGTATCCGAAGATATTCGCGGTAGGCACTAAGTACATACAGGACATCTTTTCCGGGCCTGTAGAGGTAACGGAGAAAGTGGACGGGTCGCAGTTCAGCTTTGGCGAACTGGACGGAGAGTTATTCATGCGCAGCAAAGGCGCTCAGTTGTTCGCGGACAACCCAGAGAAAATGTTTGCGAAGGGCGTAGAGTACGTACTCAGTATTCGGACAATGCTCCCGCCAAACACAATATTTTACGTTGAGTACCTCAACAAGCCAAAGCACAACACTCTCAGTTACGCAAGAGTGCCGCGCAACAATATGATGTTGTTCGGAGTAATGTCTGCCGATCAGCAATTTGACTGCGATCTAGTAAAGAACGCCGAGATGCTCGGGATAGAGCCGGTGCCGGTCTTGCGGAGAGGGGAAATAGCCAGTGCCTCCGAACTTACTTCGCTGCTGGATGCGGAAAGTATTTTAGGAAACGCCAAGATCGAGGGCGTAGTGGTTAAGAACTATGCAAAGCAGTTCATGCTTGGTGGAGCAGTCCTTCCGCTTATGGCTGGGAAGTATGTGTCCGAATCCTTCAAAGAAGTACACCGGGAACGATGGGGAGCAGAAGAAAAAAGTAAGAGCAGACTGGACATCTTCTTCGACAGTTTCAGAACCGAGGCTCGGTGGGAGAAGGCCGTGCAGCACCTTCGAGACGCTGGAGTTTTGGAGGGGTCTCCGAAAGATATCGGAGCACTGTTCAAAGAAATTCACACCGACATCGAGTCCGAAGAAGCCGAGGAAGTTAAAGCGTTTCTCTGGAAAGAGTTCAGCGGAGAATTGAAACGACGTGCCTCTGCAGGTGTAGCAGAGTGGTACAAGAAACGACTGCTAAACAATGCGTTCTAAGGGGAACATCGTGACAACGAAAGAGAAAGTAGAGCAAATCTTCAGATCCATTGACCGTGCGGAGATCAGCATGGTCGACGTGCAGCGGTTGACCAGCATAAGCAGGGAAACTCTTTACAAGTGGAAGGACGGGGGAAATATTAAGGATTTCTTGCGGTTGAACATTATGACGCGGTTCGCGTCCCTACTGGAGATAGGCTGCGGCGCAGGCGTGCTGCCCTTGCAAAACCCGCTGAAGACGGACGAGCGGATAAAACTTCTGAGGAAAATCATTGCAGCAGCCGCAGTAAAGAAAGTAGAGTAGTAAGTTCATTTCTCTGCGGAGGCGCACCATGTTGCGAACAAAGTTCGCCCTTCCAAAGGGCTACAAGGAGGTGCGATAATGTTCCTATCCAAGCTCCTCCCGACGGAAGGGTTATATTGCGTAGCGCTGCTGATTCCTCAGCAAGGCAA